AGCCGGCAATATTTTTCTAACTTTAAGGCCAGCTGTTATTTCTTGATCAAGTGTTATTGATCCAGAGTTTTCAGATGATAATATTGAACCATCATTACTCACTGAAACAACAGTGGCCCATTTGATTGTAGTAGGGTTGGAATAATCGTTAACAAACTCTAACTTTGCACCTGGTCTAATAAATGCCAGTTTTTCGTCTGAACTATTAGGGTTGTTGAAAACTGTAATTAATTGTGATGTGTTTGGTCTTCCGTTTGTTAATATTGGTGCGTTACCAATATAAAAGAAACCAACACTTGATGACCCTGACACTGGGTAAGGTTGCCATAAAACTTTGTTGACTGATACTTGATCCATTTCAAACTGATCACTATCATGATCTGTTTCAACAGTTTTTTTGTAAGTATCAAAATAAAAATTCTTTAACTGTGCTTTCTTTATTAAAGGTTCAAGTACATTATTAATAATATAACTGTAACTTGATGTATCTGAAATAATACCAGTAACTTCATCACTAGCAAGACTGAAATTTGGATTTTTATACAATATACCATCTTCGCCAAATACATTTACATTTTTTACAGTTCCAGTTGGATCATTTGTGTCAAGATATCTTGAATGACCAATGTGTGTTCTATTAATTGTTTTTATTTTTTGTATTGTCTGCGATTGTGTTAGTGGAAATATTGCATAATCTTCAGCATTTACCATACGATCCTGTGTGTAAAATGCCACTGGTGCATTGTTTTTAATATTTGAATTTGTTTCTGTGTCAGATGAGTTAGCAACTGTATATGTTAGTGTTAAACTCAATGTAGCTTGAAACTGTTGTCCTTGTTTATTAAGATAAGTTACTGTAATTTCTTTATCTTGAATTCTGTTTGCTCTTAAAACTTGTCCTTTACCTTTACTTCTTCTATACCATACTCTAAAATTACCTTTTGGTGCAGTACCAAAGTTACCATCTGCAAAAAGTATTTTTACTTTATCGCTATTTTCAGTTTGTACGTTAAAAATATTTCTTTGTGACAAAGCAATTGAATTATAAATTGTGTTTTGTCCAAACAAGGAAGGAACCTTATTCCATTTTTCTAAAGGAACACCAGTACCAGTAACTTTTTGTACCCAAACGTCTAAATCGTTGACATTTGTTTTATCAACAGATAGTACTCTGTTTGGAGCAGGAGATGAATAAAATGCATCTTGATATTCTAGTTCACCTTCTTTAAAGTAAACAAAAAATCCTGTATCTGATGATCCAAATCCTTGATTGTTATTTCTGTATAACATAGTAAACGCACTAGTTTGATCTGGATCTTTTTCTTCTATAAAATTATCATCATTGAATTGTGCTTTTACAACTTCAAGTTTTGTGTTAACGCCATCTATATCAACTGAAAATGGTTTTACAACACTAGTATCAGTTTGAGAATTTACATTATAAATTTCTGTTGGAACATTACCAACTGTTTTTTTAGAAGTTGGATTACCAAATTGATTTGTTGAGTTAAACATTGAATTACAAATTGTTAACCATTGGTCATACCAATCTGCATTTGTCGGATCATTCCATGTAATTGAAGTATTAGAAAGTTCATTACCATTTGAGTCTTCAAGTGGTTCTGTTGTTTGTACTTTTGTAATTTTTAAAATACCTCTTGCTGGTACGTTTCTTTTTGATCTGTAATTAATTAATTTTGCTAATCTAATTATTGAATCTCTTCTTTCAGCAGTATCTAAAAAGTTTTCTCTTGAATTTAAATCTGTTCTAAATGCAATACTCTGTCCTAAAAATGCAACAAGGTCTATGATAGCAATAAATTCACTTGATTGAATATAGTCGTTAAAATCTTCTGGATAATTTACTGAAATGTAATTAAGCATAGTTGATCTGATTGAATCATAATCATATGCTGTGAAGTTTGCCTGCGAAAAGGATCTATAGATAGTTTTCCAATCTTCTGCGGCAAATAAATTATTTTGTCTTACTATCTGACTCATTATAATGTTTCTCTTTCAAAATCTAATTGCATAGTAGCTTGTTTATTAAATGGCAAAACATTAATATTGATATCAATTCTTATACCGTTTCCTAATGAATCTAAATTTATATCTATTAATTCACATCTTGGATCTTCATCAATAATTCTAGTGCAGTCTTCAATTAAATCTTCTTCAGCACTTTCATCAAGTGGCTCATAAAGCATATCCCAAACAATTGATCCAAAAGTTGGTTCCATAACTCTTTCACCTTTTCTTGTGTAGAAATGATTTATAAGATCCTGCTTTACTACATCAATATCATACAGCATATTACTCTTGTTTCCGGAACTCGTTGAAAATCCTTTGTAGATCTGATTAAATCCACTATTTTCACTACTATTTGTAGTATTGTTTGTTACCTGTGTTGAACTCGAGTATGCCATTTTATATCCTTATTAATATTTATTGCTGTGATTAACTACTAACTTAATTACTTACTTAATTATCGTTGACATTTAGAAATAAATAAGTTAAAAGTTAACATACACTATTTAACCTATGAAAAAATACGAACAATTTACAGCGGAAGATCGAGTAGACGTTTTGCTCAATAATGAAGATATACATTATCTCAATGGAGAACTAACTGAAGAGAATATTGGCAAAGCTGTAAAATGGATCATTGCTTGTAACATCAGTAAAAAACCAAAAAGAACGTTGAAGTTGTATGTCAATACAACCGGTGGCGATCTTTATGAGACGTTTGCTTTAATTGATGTTATGAGAAATAGCTATCATCATATATCCACAATTGGTATTGGTGCTGTTATGAGTGCCGGATTTTTAATTTTAGCAAGTGGTAAACATGGACAACGTTACATAGGTAAAAATACAGGTATAATGAATCATCAACATTCAGATGCCATGGAATCTAAAATGCACGATATGAGAAGTGCTATGAAAGAAAATGTCAACTGTGAGCAGAGATCTATGCAGATACTCAGAGATGCAACTGGATTTCCATTAGCAGAAGTACGTAAAAAATTCAATAATCCTTCGGATCAATATTTCACGGCAAAACAATTGGTTGACTTAAAGGTAGCTGATCATATATTATAATAAACATGTCAGCTAACTTAAAGAATTTTGCTTCGGGCAAAGAATGGTGGCACATGGACAGAAAACAGGCTATCCAACTGCTTGATGTTATTACAGAAGCATATAACAAAAAGTTATCGGATGAAGTCTGGTACGATGACCATGATGTTGCCCTAAAGATGTATGAAATCAAGGACGAAATCATGCGTTTTCCGGATTTAATTTTCAAAAATGCTGGTATTAAGTTAGATAAACCAAAAAGTGGATAAAAAAGATGTTGACATTCAACACTTTTTAATATATTATTAGTGGTATATGTTTAACTTAATAAAAAATCTGTTTGAAGGAGAAAAACAAATGGCAAGAACTAAACAATATGTAGTATATACTAGAGAGTTCTCAAAAGGAAGAGTTAACAACAAAGTTGGCGTTTTCTTAGATGAGGCTAAAAATGCTCTAGATAACTCAGGTAATGTCAACGGTGGCGTTATCAAATTCAAAAACCTAGCGATGAAAAGATCAACACCAACAACTGATCTTATGTCAAAAGGTTATGATTTCAATGTAAGAGTAATTGGTACAGGTAACTATGAAGTTGCTAAATCAATGAAAAACTCTGTAATTGAGCTATTAGCTGATACAGGTAAAACTGTAATCAATGCAAATGCTTAATTAATTCCCAAACATTGTAATAGTTTATAACTATAATTATAAGCATTAAACTTAGGGCGGTAGAAATATCGCCCTTTTTTTATGGCTAATTAACACATCAGTTATCAGAGTTATCCACAGCTTTAAATATTCTGGCAAAATATTGCATTGACTTATGCTGTTATATACTATAGCATAGGAAAAAATAAAAGTTAGGAGGTCCAATATGGATATTATTAACAAAATAAAATCATGGGCATCAGCACTTGCAGATGTCGGTGTATCATTAATAGCACTAGGTATAGTTTTAGAGGTGTTATTTGCAGGACAGGGCATTCCGTTCTGGCCCAATATTTCAGTAATAGGAAATGTACAATCAATAATTGCAGGTTTCTCAGCACAAGGTTTAGTTGGTCTAGTTGCAGTTTGGGTATTGTATCACATATACAAATCTAAATAATTAGAAGCCAAAAATCTTTGTTTCAAAAGGGCGGCTAGATCGCCCTTTTTTTTTATGGCCAATAAATATGCATATGAGCGAGAATGAATTTCAAAAGAAGATCCAGGATTTACCGCAGTTCAATGAAGAACTATACAATCGACTACATAATTCTAAAAAATATGGCTACAACTGGTTAGACATATACAACAAATATCACATTCACGATCCACGTGTAATTAAAGTTCTTAGGATTGAAGATGATGTGGTTGTTATGGAAAAGTTGACAGGATTTACTCTGGATGATACACAGAAACTTAGACAATTAAGTATTGAGCAAAGGCGTTATATTGTAAATGAAGTCATGGATATCTATAATAAACAATTCCAATTTAAAAATAGTATTTTGGGTCCAAGAGATATATGGGCACATGGTGACTTTTTTCTGCAGAATCTAATGTACAGTGATGGACAAGTTAGGTTAATTGACCCAGAAAGTTTTGGTAAACGCTCTTTAGAGTTACAAGAAACCAATATGAGATATGGTAAATTCTTTGAAACACTGACTAAATTGATGTGTTTCTTAAACGAATCCTATGGTGATTAACTTTTTTTATAATTTTTTAAAAAAAAAGGTTGACCTTTTAAAAGACTTATAGTATATTAAAGACAATACCAACAAAGGATTCGCTATCCGATGTTAATAGTGCAAGGAAGAGGGTCTTACCAGAGGCTCGAACTTGACTAGTCAGG